GCAAGCTGTGTGTACAGAGCTAAGCCGATTAACAGTGCGCCAACACCCATTAATCCTTGTTGTAAAGTGCCCATATCCATCGAACCCAAGGTAAATACTGCTACAGAAATTAAAAGTAACGCTCCACCTAGAATTACAAGTGCCGTACTAACTCTAATCATTTGTCCTGATGACTTATCGAGCACCTTAACCGCAGCAACTAGCCCAATTAGTAGTGACGAAACAGTACCGAGAGCTTGAGACATGGCTTTGCCATCAATTGTGGACAAAAGTTTAAGTGACGTAGCCAAAAGTAACATGGCTATTGATAAACCTACAAGACCAACGGAAACAATGGCTAATGATACACCACTACTACCCGCAGTAAGGAGTTTAAGTGACGCGAACAGTTCTAAAAGAAGAACTGATACCGCAGTAAGTGCTCCTGTAAGCTTCACAGGATCAATACTGGCTATAAGAACTAGCGATATGGCTAAAATAGCCAAAGCACCAGCGATCTTAAGTATTGCACCAGCGTTAAGATTGTTTTGCCAAGCCTGTAAGGACCCGCCAACACCATCAAGTACGTCGGCTATACCTTCCATTGCATCTGATCCATTCGCTATAAAGCTGCGAACTGCTAACAGTATACCGGCGAATAAACCACTATTAATTGCTTTGAATACCGTATTCGCATCGAAGTTACCAAGTGCTCCAGTAACAGAGTTTAGAAAAGTCGTCAATCCATTCGCGGCGGCCTCAGCAAGTTTAAAGAGTATTGGTGTTAATGCCTTGGCGATACCCCAAAGGAGTGTCATTACTTTGAGAAAAGCTTCCCATAGGAAGGTCAACGGAGCTAGATTAAACGATATCTCAGATACGAAGTCTTTTAAACCGCTAAAATCAAACCCTTTAAACTCCGCGATCTTAGCCTTTACAGTATCAACAAACTTAGCAAAGCCCTCATAGTAAGGTCTAAGTTTATCTATGACCTTGGCTATACTATCTGTAAAGAATCCATTTTCTTTGATGTTGTCTCTTAGTGCTGTGACATACTCAGCAGCGGAAAGTGCTACATCTAAAAGGCTACCACCCATACCGGAGAGGTTTCCAGTCAAAGGTAATATCAATTCACCTAAAGTTACCAGAGCTATCCTACCGATATCCAATATAGCGAAAAAACCACGAAAAATAGTCTTTATGTTCGCCAAACCAACTGCTCCTATTTTGAAGTAATTGACAAGTCTACCAAAACCAAGAGTCAGTCCGATAAGTTTGTCAACAGTTGCTGGTGGAAAGACCTCTTGAAAAGCCTCTTTGATTGGTTTCATGATAGTTAAAAGGTTGTTAAAAACATCCCATAACTTATCGATTAAGTATGCTCGACCACCTGCTTCATTCCAACCCTGAAGAAGTTCATTCCTAGCATCAGCAGATTGGCCTATTAAAGACCCTAGTACATCACTAATTTTTGTTAGGAATGCTTTTGCTTCGTCAAAGTCACCGAGTATTAGTTCCCAACTCCTAGTCCAACCAGACTGTGCTGCTTCTTTAAGCGTATCGCCTAATTGAGTTAGAGTCTTTACTTTTGTTGCGGCATCATTAGCCATAACACCAAGCTTTGCAATCTCTTTTGCTTGTTCTTGTGTGTAACCTTTTTGCATTAGAGTTGCTTCACTTAAATCGCCGGTAAACTTTTGTAATGTTTCGGTTAAGATTTCACTAGAAAGCCAACCTTTACTTAAAGTAGCTCTAAAACTACCTTCATCTTCAATCATTTGGTCTATGGCAAGTCCGTGTAGCCTTCCCGTTTCTACAAGTGCATCTTGGAAGATTTGACCACCCATACCGGCATTCACTACAGAGTTCCAATCTTGTAATTTAAGCGTTCCAGTAGAAAGTGCTTGTGACAATTGATACATTGCCGTTGATGCTTGCTGTGAAGTTGAACCGGAGACGGCAGCCAAGTTGGCAATACCCTTAATAGCTGCTACAGATACCTCCAAAGAGACTCCTGCAGCAGTAAAAGTACCAATATTTCTTGTCATCTCGGTAAAGTTATATATAGTTTGATCGGCGTAAGTATTTAATACCCCAAGAGCATCAGATACTTGCTCCAAGTTAGTTCCAGCCTTACTCGTATTCGCTAGAATCGTCTGTATGGCATTAATCTGTGTTTCATACTCGGAAAATCCAGAGAGAACCGGTGCAAATATTAGAACCTGTGCTACCTTTTGACCAAACGCTATAACCCTTCTTGTTATATCCTGGATAATTGTAAATGCAACTGCACCCATAAGGCTAAATCGATTAGCTAGGGTTTCTACACCGGCGACAGCACCTGAAAAATCCATTTTATCAGCGCTTTCACCAACATCGGTTAACCCCTTTGACATACCCTTAAAGTCCAAAGCCTTCTTTAATTTCTCGATAGTAGTTAGACTGTCACTAACGCCGGATTCAAACTGTTTATTTTCGAAACGCATATCAAGAACATGTTCGTCTATATTTTTAGACATTAGCTACCTCCTTCGTTATCGATTTCGATAGACTATCGAATACTGATTGCATAGCGGGATTTATAAAGTCGTTACCAGAAATAAATGTCCCACCTCGAGTACCGTGACCATAGTGCAATAGGATTACCAATGGTGTTCCACCAGCCATACTCGCATTCATCCAACTTATCTTATAGCCATTGGATGTTTTAACTACTGTATAACTCCACGATTCTGCTGTTTCGCCGGTATCTCTCGGGGTTACCGAAGATAAAAGTGTGATACCAAGACGACCGTGCTTATGTAGAATAGTTGAAAGCTGCAATCGTTGAAGTAGGGTTAATTTTTTTGTAGTTAAGACCAAACCCTTGTTCTGTTTTATTTTTATTTGCATAACAACCTACCCATCGCTTTTAAATTTCGCTCGTCGTTCAGCGTTTAATTGGCGTTTTCTCGCTCGAAGACTGGTATTAGAGAGTTTATGTTGTCCTTTAGGATTGTTTTTAATACTACAGACCTTAATCAGGGTTAATAGGCGATTAAGATGCCATTTCTGACATTCGATCGGTATGTTAAAGGCAATGACCCAATAATATATTATCTCTGATGTGATAACCTCTCGACTTGGTCTGTTACTACTATCAGAAAACGTCGTAGCGGTCATAGAGTTATTTATATACTCCATAACAATATTGATATTATCCTTTGAGAGCATGGCATAAAACGTCTCAGGAACTTTTTGGGTTATTGTCATTGCTCGTATGTAATCTAGTATTTCTTCTGGTGTCTTTTCGTCAAGAGTTAAGAAAGCTTTCTTCCACCGACGCTCCCATTTTGAAACTGAGACAAGAGAGTGCTCAAGACTTACAGTTCTACCAGGAATGTTCTCAAATTCTTCTTCTAAGTTATTGAACACCTCTGTTTCTTCTGTTTTAAGTATAAGCATGATTCTCTCTTGCCTCCTCTAATGATCTAAGGTAATGGTTGTTCTGGTTTCTGCAGTGCTGCTTTTGGCAGTATACCATTAACAAAGGCCGTAGCCTTATCTGCTTCTGTCGCTAATTCAATAAAGAGCTTGGAGTATGCTTCAGTTTGCTCAAACTCATCTCTTATGCTATCGTTCTTAATGAATCGACGACCATCTTCTGATTTAATACCAACAGCTGAAAGTATTAGAACTTTGAATAAACGTATAATTTCTCGTCCATTCTCTGCAGCTACAACTTTCTCAATAGTGTTAACTAAACCGCCATCTTCAGATAATTCAAGTTCTGTCAACTCGGCTTCGTTAAGATTGAAGAAAAATTCTTCAGTTTGTTCTTTTCCGTTATAATCTTCGAACGTAATAGTTTTCTTTAACATGTATAACTCCTTTCAAGAATAGAATATAAGGACTACACCCTTAGTGAGCATAGCCCTTATATTAACTTATATAATCAACTTACTTACACTTACGGTGTTAACAAAGCGATTACTTCATCAATGTGCGGTAACTCTGCATCCGGAGTTGGATCCGTACCCCATAGTGCATCTTCTAACAGGCCTAATTGAGTAGCACCAGCTAATTCAGAGTCAACCGTCAATTTCGACGAGGCCAAATAACCTGCTGCGGTTTCTGGCGTTGAGGTAAGATCCCAACTGAATGTTACTGCTTCTGGTGAATCATTAATGGATGTGTTAGACTTTTCTGATGGAGAAGCTAACAGACCATAAGCCAGATGTAGTTTGTATCCATAGGCATTACCTAATACGTCATTACCATGTACCGTTCGCCAAGACAAGCCGAAGACGGCGCGAGTTTGACCGGTGATCTTCAAGCCCGCTATAGGCTCTTCACCACCATCGCAAACCTCAAATGCATCGGGGTACATATAGGCCTCTATGCTCAGACCTAATTCCTCGAGGGACATGAGTTGCAAATACTTGAGATTGTCAGCATATAGAGGTGAGGGTTCACCACCGGTTGGGTTTTCTGAAATACTAATAACACCATTCCAGGCAACGCCAAGAGGGTAATCGCCAGAGCCATCCTGAACATACAAGACGACGCGATCGACACCCGTTTGGTACATTCGTTCTCCTGCTGCATCCCATGCTAATAAGATTGCCATTCTTTATACTCCTTATTCGTTTAATTAATTTTTTGTCTGCTTACCGATTAGTATGCAGAACCTAAAGAAATCCGGCGCCAATTAGCTCCCGAAATAAGATTGTCTGCTACGCATCGATAGAGATAAGTCGCATCTATCAAGGCATCGTCGAGTAATCCAACAGTACCGTCAATACCACCAGCAAGAAGAACTGCGGCAGCTGTAAAGGCGCCATTAGCCATATCCTCGGCAATGATGATATCGTTTCCGATAACGCCAGCTACTTCGGAAGTAACATCAACAGTATCTCCAGAACCATCGGCGGCAGTAACTGATTGCGTATCAGAAGCAACGAAAGCTGCAGCAAGTTCAGTAATAGCATTAGCAGCAATACAATCTGAGCCAGAACCAAGAGTTCCAGCAGCAAACTTGTTGGTAACCTCGTCAAAAACTGTGGTAGTAGCAATAGCATCGCCAGCAACTCCACCGATAAGTGCAGTAATAACGCTATCATCGCCGCCAAAAGCCGCTGCGGAAACTAAGGTGTGAGCGGTATTCCATCCGTCAGTACCATTTATAGCAGCAACTATATTTACTTGAACTGCGGCAAGATCTGCGCCAACGGAAACTTCACCGTCAGCATTAGCTGTACCGAGAGGAACAAGTGTGAATTCCTTTGCTCCGATAGTAAACGTATCACCACTTAACGGCTGAACATCCACCGTCAAAGTGCCTAAAGATCCGGTAACGTGAGCGGTAATGTCTACTGGAATATAAGCTGGATCTGATACAGACTGCGCGGCATCAGCTGCAAATTCGTAAACATCTTCAAGCGCAATAGTTGGGTTATCCATCGATACGGATTCCCCGTGAATAACGACGCCAGTTACAGCTAAAACCATTGCGGCATTTACTGCATTAACTGGAGTGCCAGTATCGGCATGACCTTTGACTGCAGCGATAATTTCTTGAACCTTATCACCAAATGCCATATCTTGGGTCAGAATGTTAAGATTGTTTAGATCTTCGATTTGATTGATTGTTAAATCATCCATTTTTAACCTCCTAAAAAGGGATATTGAACACAGTATGATTTAATCCATCACTTACGTAGGTTTTACCGAACTTTGCCGATCGTACTCTAGCTAAAGCGTACATGGCACTATCGTCCGGATCCCTAGATATATAAATCACACTATATTCAGTTGTTAAGATATACGGATCGTTATCCGCATGTTTCGCATCAATATCGCTGAGCGAATATACGATGCACGGATATACCATAGAAAATGTATGTGGTGGTTGAAAATAAACATTACCGGTGCCCAATAGGGTTTGCAGTAATGCTTGAAATTCTAGTCTACTAGCCACTATACACCTCCCCTAAAGTAAGTATCATTCGTGGGTGTTGTATGACTACATTGACAACTACCCACCTGACACTTTTCCAGGAAACATATCGTATGGCAGATATATTCGACACAGCATATGGGTCAGCAATGACGCTAATACGAGATGATAGTCGTAAGGTTCCGCTGACTGATTCACCACTGGACCACTTATTAGATTGTCGTAATACATCCCCCGTGTAGGGCAGGTTTACTAGAACCTCTTTGTGGATTCCGGGCATTTCTTCATGAGTAACAGCGAAACCTATAGACCCATAGAACTTTGCCATTTGTCAAATCCTTATTCGGCGGCTTGTTTACGTTCGATACACAGAGCAGCTTTGGGTTTAGTCAAAGCTCCGGATACACGAGTTTCAATCAGGTATTTATACTGGTTGTAATCGATATCGAAGTCATCAAACATATTAATCTGACCGCCCTTATCAGCGCCAATACTGTAATCGCGAGGATTAATTAGCATACAGATAAGATCTGCGACGTAGTCTTCGCCTTCTTCACGTTCCACACCCTCAAAAATCTCAGTTTCAACGATTGAATTGACACGGAGTTCTCCTGCGAGCTCTTGAATAGTTTTGTAAAGGCGGCGACCGGTGGTATCTTTTAGGATCAGCATACCGGTTAAGTGCTCTCCAGAAATATAAAGATCTGGCGAGCCAGAACCCTTATAAAACTTACGATTCAGGATAATATCGTCGATAATATCAGCGTAATCAGTAACCGTATCTTCCAGGGTCACTAAATGAGAATATACGGAGCTATCACCATAGACAGGACGAATATTCGCTTCGGCAACTTTGTCATCATCATCAACTGCTCGACCATCACCTACCAAACAAGCTCGACCAAGCTCTTCGTCCAACATAAACCGCATTTCTTTCTTCAAGAAAGCAACAACATTGAAATCGGTAATATCCAGAACATCATCACGATCTAATTTCTGTTTCTTGTAGATCGTTGTAGGATCGGTGGTTCGTTTAAGGGCAGCAAATACCTGATCAACTTTGAGTGCGGCGGTGACATAACCTTTTGCGCGAGCAGCATCTTCAGTCAAATCAACGTACGTGGTCTTAATTCTGGAGAACGGAGTTTTGTGAACGCCAGCCTTCCATTTTCCAACCCAACCCATATCACGGGTAATCATATATGGGAATTCACCAACGGTCTTATTATCTGGGAAGAGATTGCCAATGTTGTCAATACCATAAGTACCGGCATGAGCTAAAAAGTTTTCAACTTCTTGACGCTCGTTCTCGGATAAAGACTCCGTGTGGCGAAGTACAGCTTCTTTTAAAGATCCGGCACGTCGTGCGTCAGCGAGGATTGTCGCGCCAACAGAATGCGACAAAGTAGCACCTTCTTTCTCGGTTTTACTGGCATCAAAAATGTTCTTTTTCATAATGAATCCTTTTCCTTTTCCCTCATCATGTGAGGATTGTTTTAAATCTTCTTTACCGTCGATTAGTGCACTAATAACCGCGTAAACAGCTGTTACTTGGTCTTCGTTCAGCGTATTCATCACGTCTTCGACTGTTTTGCCATCATCGTCGGCATGCTCTAAGTCGTCACCATAGACGATGCTCGTATCGGTATAGATAATCGCATCTTCTTTAATGATGTCGCTTTCGCCGTCACCGTGTTCAAAACTCAAATTATCGATTCGAGCTCCTGGATTTGCTCCAGATATAACCAAACTAACTTCACGAATAACGCCAGACTGGACTAACTTCTCTTCCTCGACCAGTTTATTAGCATAGATAGATAGAGACTCTACATCTCCGCTATCAACTAATGTTTTAGCCGTTTTGCCATTCTCGGTCTCGTTAAATTTAGCTAGAGCATAAACACCATCATCTCGATGCGTGAGCATTACGTGGCCTAAAATATTCTCAGGACCCTCACGAAGATGTTCCCAAACTAAAGGGGTTTTAACCCCGTCCGCATGCTTAAAAGCACCCGCTTTAATCGTTCGGCCATCGCTACATTTAACTCCGTACCTTGTAGCATAACCTCCAAAATCAAACTTCTCTGGCATTCTAAATCTCCTTATGAATTTTCTATTGATTGAGCGTTAAGATTCTTGTTTCGTAACTCATCCGCTCCTTCTTGCTTACTTGGTCGAACTCCCAGAATCCCTCGAACCTCATTACTAGACAAGATCTCGTTTCGGGTTAACTTATCAGACAACTCCGCCATTTCAGATGGGGTTGTAGCGCCGAATGGATCCCTATAGTGTTCGACCGACTGTCCTTGTGATATAGCGGTTCGTGACAAGAATTTACGCTTTAGTTCGTCCGTAATGGCCGAAGCTACCGGTGAAACGGTTCTATTGTGGTAGTTTAAATACTCTTCGGGAGAGGCCGTACCTGATAGTATCGCATCGGACATTCCTAACTGGCTATACAGCATACTCGTTAGATACTCGATTTGAGCCATAAGGTTGTTCTCGGCTGGACGATTTAATTGGATGATCTTCTCTGTACCGTCGGCATAAGCAATACCGTGTGTAGAGCCCTTTAATTGTGCTTCTAAAGAGGCTAGCCTTTCTTCTGCTAACTTTTGTCTAGCCGCAGACTTAATCGCATACGGTAACTGAATAATCAAATCTAACTTACCAGAACTTGACTGCTCATCAACCGCATCTAAGAGATTTAGTTTAGATATCAACCGTTTTAATGTTGAATTCGGCTCATTCATTACCGAATATAACGGGTTCTCAATAACGGCTATGGTATCTTTACTAAGTATTAACTCTTCTCGTTCACCAGATCTATCGTTATATACTTCAATGCGAACATTGTCTGGAAACCACTCTAACACCTTACCAGAGCGAAGGCTTAATATCTCTCTACGGTTGTTATTAGTGTTGATATTCACATCTACCGGAATAACAGCAACCACACCCTCATCAAACATCGATATTACTAAATCTTGAATTAAAACTCGTCCTGCTTGGTCGATGTTAGCTGATGTAGTTATACAACGGTGTAACCCGGACAGTATATCTTCGATATATAGGCCGTCGTCATTTAGACGTACGTGGCGAATCGATAATTGCGCTACATCCATAGCGCACCTGTTGTAAATTGCAGAAACGATTGATTTCTCAGTACCCATCGATATTGGAGTTCTGTGCATTGGTATAGTACTTCCAGAACCTACGATATTTTTATATATCGCTTGTTCTCGATGTTCTCGACCAATAAAAACGTTCCATGCGGATTTTGCCCTCGTAAAAAAGGGCTTCTTTTTTGCCATTGTTAATTGCAACCTCCTTTGGTTATTATTCGAAAGCGTCTTTATTTGCTTTATACGCGATATAAGCGTCAAGTAATGCAGCAACACTATCTATTTTTTGATCGTGGCGCATCTTCAACAGTTTCCGATTTCCGTTCGTATCCTGTAGAGTTATACAATTACCCATAGACCAGGACATCAAAGTTTCGTCGAATAGCAGTTTTTGTTCCTCGGAAAGGATCTTTACTTCACCCAGTGGAACCGATTCAGATTTAGCACCCTGAATAACTTTTTCAACACCATAGTCACCGTTCTCAAGGATGTATCTCTCTACAAATTGTTTTGCATTATATGGGTCATAACCAAAACTTCTAACATCATACTGCATTTGTATTACGTGGGTATCAACATCCTCATAAACCTCGTCCATATCTAAAACGGTTCCTTCGAGAACTTGGAGACTTCCCTCGTTTAGGAATTCGTCATATTTCACCCGCATAGCACCCGGAAGTTGCATGAGTGTTCTTGATGTAATATAACATCTCGTTTTAATACCAAAGGCGTAGTCACCTAGTGGAAATAAGAAGGTGAACGCGCAAAAGTCATCCCCCTGTGACAAATCAGCGCCTAGGGAGCATGGCATAGACCAAAAGTCTCTTGGTTTGTGAACTAGCGTTTCGTCATAAGTAAAGAAATATGTATACCCCTCCATAGGTATACCAAAGCGCTTGGCTAGAATATCGTTTCTAGCTGCCGGTGCGGCTTCGGCTCTTTCTACGTCTAACTGATATGTCTCATAGCTAACCGTAGCTCCTAAATTCGGATTAGCCTTTAGCCACATCTCTGGATTAGCTACTTCTTTTATATCATCTAGTCGATAGTAAAATATAGACACATGCGGGTTTATATAGTCGCCCTTTAGAATATCTAAGAGCTCCATTTTAATATCATCACCAACACTATTTCTTATAGTCCCCTCGGAACTAATAGCAAGTATTAAGTAATCGTCAACCTTCGCCGCGCCCTGTTCAATTGCACCGACAACATCCTCTCGGACATCACCAGATAACCACTCATCGACGGTTGCAATTTTACATCGCAATCCTTGCAATTTTGGTATTGACATTGGTCGTATTTCTAGCATAGATCCCGTTAAAAAGTTTTCTATACCTTTCTTAGTCGAGGCTAGTTTCATACGATTGTGTCTTGAACCGGTTGTGTTTTGTAGCGACCCTTCGGTAAGAAATTGAAATAGTGGTCCTCGCGCGCGAGTTATAGCGGTTCGCATCGGAGATAATATTTCTTCGGCTTGCTTCATTGTTGGAGCGGTTGTTATCTGATGCGTAGTGGTCGTGTCAACATTCAAAAAATAATTTTGTATGCACGAACCATACATAGATTTAGCCGCCCCTCTAGCTATGATTAAGTACTGCTTATTTACTAAACGCTTTTTTATTCGTTTTCGAACATATTCTCCTCCATGATTATCGGCATCAGGTTGATACACGCTTCTGTCCACGAAGTAATACCAGCCAAATATCTGCTCAGCCCACAGTTTAAATGTGTCTAGAAGAGTTAGATCACTTCCGTCAGTAAGCGTTAATTCAGATTCACAAAAAGCTACAAAACCATCTATAGCTTCTCTATCGTAATATATCTCTGGGTTTTTTATCAGATTATCTATACGATTCATCTCCCAAGAAATTTCGTTATTAACTGGTATTGCTCCAGATATAACACGATCTCTGAATTCGGCATAGTATTTTGGTGTATCAGAATTTGAAAGCGGCATGGTTACCCTTTGATACTGGTTAAACCCACTGTCTTGCGTTACTATAAACTGACAAGAGACCTACACCCACTATAGCAGCTGCTAAGGTTTTATTTGTCACTTTCATTTCCGCCTTTCCTTTAGGTGTTTTATTATAAGCTTTTTGAGCCGCCAATTTTTTACCAAAAGTGCCGCGACCTTTAATTCCCATTTTTTTCTTTAGACTGCGAACCCCCCTTCCGGCACGACCAGAAATACCCTTTCGTGTGCCCCATCGCATGCCAAGAACCCCATAGTGTTTTAATGAGTCCAAACCCGGTTTTTCCATACTAGGTATAAATAGTATTTTTTTGTTCATTTTAAACTCCTTATTTATTATTCGACATAGTTACCCTAAGATTTTACTCCGACAGGGTTCATTATATTTCTGGCTGCATACTTCCATTCTTTCAATACCCGGCTATTTTTAATCGTAGGCATAGGGACAACTTTGCGCAGCATATTTGCTCCATAAAGCCCCCAAGCAACCTTCCTAATAAGCGATTGTTTCTCAACTAGAGTTTTGCTAGTCCATCCTTTGCCGGATTTATTCAGTTTTGATTTTAGAGTTTTTCCCAGAGATTTCCTACGTTTATCACGCTTACCACCCTTAGTTCGTCCGCTACTACTGCCCCCACCACCCTTTCGACTACCCCATCGCATGCCAAGAACGCCGTAGTGTTTAATGTCATCTAAGCTTGGCTTTTCCAAACTAATGCTTGTACCTATATAATCAGTCACGGTTGCCTCCCACGGTCTAACCACTACTTAATAATTTCACAGCTTTGGGCGCATTTTCTACGACAACCGTAACAACCTTAATCGATCCGATAACTTTAAGAATGCCACCTATGGTTTTCTTGGCGCCTGAGAAATCCTTCTTTTTATTGCGCTTGAAATTTTTTTCCAAATTCATGCGAGTATTAGCCGTTTGTAATTGCTTATTGGTTAGCTGTTTGATTCTTGTCTTCTTAATCTTAGCAGTACCTCGACTATCTCGACTTTGTTTGCTGCCTTTTCGCTTTCCCCAACGCATACCCAAAACGCCGTAGTGTTTTAAATGTTTCTTTTGTTCCATCATTTACCTCCTTCCTATACTGCAGTAGCGGTAACTTGGTATAATAGTCGACTTTCAAACTCGGTGATGACTCGTTCTAAAGAAGCTGTGACGACACCCGATGTTGGTGGATCAAACAACAGTTTAACCTTTAAACCGACATAGCTCTTTATCAGAGCGAAGGTTGGATCATCAGCACCCTCGAAAAAGTCACTCCAGGTTTCGGTGCCAGTACTAACGGTAAAGACTGTGTCTGGTCCGACACCTAAACTATGTAAAATCATAAATGTAGCGTTAATGTTTACAATTATTATAGGGTCGAAAGTTATAACCTCTACGGGTATACCCAAACCCCCCTTCACCGTTCGCAAAATAATGTTTAGTGTGTCTTCCAGATCAGCCATTAGGAAATTACTTTACCGCGAACTACTTCGATAAAGCCTCGAACTTTTTCTAGACGCCGATTTAATACTTGAACTTCGCACCAACCAACTGCTGGATTCTTGTCAAATATCGGTAACAGATTTCCTCGAGCCGCAGCCGTAATTGGGCGACTATGAAGATGTGGTTCCACAAAAACATGCGCTCGAATGGAAGTGACCTTAAATGTAGCAATGAAATCACTCTCATTTTGAATTTCGTCGACATCTGGTTCTTTGTCTTCGGTAAGTTCTGGCAAAGGCGCTGTCTCAGAATCATGACCAAGATCTGGAAATCCAGACGGACTATCTGCCGCTTCGGAGAGTACTTCAACCAACTCGGTTTCTTCTGGCGTCAACTCTTCTACTGCTGTAGAAGGACGATTATTAAAGAAGTCACTTTGCTCTGCCGCAGTCTCTGGTGCTTTTGGTACATCTTCTCGTTTCTTATCAAAGATGCTCTTTTCACGTTTGTACTTGTTCTTTTGATTATACTTGTTGCTCATGATGATTCTCCTTTTACCATAAAGTAGTATCGCCAAGCTTTCTAATGTTAGATAGCCTAGGTGTTAGGTATGCTCTTCCATAGTGTATTGCTCTATGCGTATCTTCACTGACACAGATTAATAATTTCGGATTGAGCATTTCAAAATTTCCACGTTCTAGATCTTCAATAGAGATAGGGTTCATGTGATGAACCACAATTTGTCCACCTATGTAGTATCCAATACAACCTAGATCTAGCCCATCATCTCTAAGTATAACTCTGTCCCGTATTCTTTTCCAGGCTCGGGATTGATAAAACTTCTGATTTATATAACGAGACTCACCGAATATACTCTCGCCAACAACGTTGGATAATTTTAAATAGTCAAATCGTTCTTCAAATGTTTGTAATAAGGAAAGTTTACGATAGTTTTTATACATCATCATAACCATCACTTTCATTTCCACTATATAACTTCATAGCTTCTAAAGCTTTGAGGTAAAGTTCTTCGATCTTCTTTCGAGAAGCCAACGCATCAACTTTAGCTAAGAGCAGTGTATTTTCGTTTCCTATCTTTAGATTTGTTAGGTTCGCAGTTTCACTTCCAAGCTTTAAGAAATAAGTTATAACTTGTGATGTAGCTGTACCATCTTTTAACTGTTTAAAAGCTAAATCCATTGCTAAGTTAATTAATTCCTTCTCTTTGGATTCCGTATTCCGGTGTATTGATCGTTTTTTCTTCTTGGTTGTTTTATCAACCATAGTACTTTACCTCCTTTTTAGATTTTGTATATTCTTCCTGAGACATCTTAGGCTTTTAAGTGGGGATATAGACACCTATGGTATAGATATAGGGTATCTTGAAAGGAGATCCCGGTATAGTGCTTGTGGGTTTTAGTTAAGCCAACGTCGATACCCCCACCCAGAAACCTAAGATGTCTCCAGGATTTTACCCCCGGAGATTTTTTTAAT